ACCCGGATACCCGGATGTGACGGTGGTGTTGGCTTTATATCGAAACAGGTTCGATGACGTTCCTGCTGGACCAGTAGGCCCCGTCGGACCTGCAACCGTTGACGCAGCACCAGTGGGTCCGGTCGGGCCTGTTGGGCCAACAGGGCCCGTTGGACCTGTCGGTCCCGTAGGACCAGTCACACCCTGAATACCTTGCGGACCTGTCGGACCTGTAGGCCCAGTTGGGCCCGTTACGCCCTGAATACCCTGCGCTCCAGTAGGACCAGTCGGACCTGTCGGCCCCGTGACACCTTGAATACCCTGTGTTCCGGTCGGACCCGTCGGACCTGTGGGGCCCGTAGCACCCGTTGGCCCAGTAGGACCAGTTGGCCCGGTCGGTCCTGTGACCCCTTGAATTCCTTGCGCGCCAGTAGGGCCTGTCGGGCCTGTTGGGCCTGTTGGCCCAATAGCACCAGTCGTTCCTGTTGGGCCTGTAGGTCCAACGATACCTTGAGCGCCAGTCGGACCCGTCGGCCCTGTTGGACCGATTGCGCCTGTCGTGCCAGTAGGGCCTGTAGGGCCTGTCGGTCCAATTGCTCCTGTATCACCCGTTGAGCCAGTAGGCCCTGTGGGTCCGGTTGGTCCTGTGGGTCCGGTTGGTCCCGCAACAGTTGAATCAGCGCCAGTTGGCCCTGTTGGACCAGCGCCGCCTGATGGTCCCGTGGGTCCGGTTGGACCTGTATCACCTTGAGGACCAATTGGTCCTGTGATGCTTTGACCTTGCGCACCAGTTGCGCCAGTAGGGCCTGTCGGGCCAATACCGCCTTGGCCGCCCGTCGGGCCCGTTGGGCCAGCCTGTAGCCCTGCAATCTGTGCCGCTGTAACGCGAACAGATACCCCTGCCTGAACAGCCTCTAACTGCTCAGTGCCATTTAGCGATATCGCCGCCGGAAGATTGGGGATCTGCTTATTGGCCATGTCACACCGAAGTTATGGTCTGCCAAGCAGAACCCGTATAGACGCACAATTTGCCTAAATCTGTATCAAAAACCAACTGCCCTGCACCTGCCGACAAAGCATTTTTTTGCGCTGTCGTGACATTTGGCGCACGAACGCTTGTTGCTGTGTTTGCAATCGCGCCCGTCGTTGTCCGGCAGGACGTGCCCGCTTGAACGATTTCGACCTGCTCCGAGCCGTTGAGGCTGATCGCAACAGGAAGATTCGGGATCTGGATATTACTTGCGTAACGAGGCATCAGAGCGGTCCTGTTCTTGGAATTTCATCGAAGCCGCGCGGCACAGACGGATCATTGATCACATATCCACCGGACGTATAAGCGCCAGAGAACGTCGATCCATCCAAATCAATCTGCGTTTCGTTCACGACCGTTATATACCAATTGCCATCAGCATCAGAGACACCGCCAACTTCTTGCACGATCACGGCTTGGCCTGTGATGTAGCCATTTGTGTTGCCGATGGTCAGACGCACGGCTCCAGATCCATTATCGACAGCACCAGTCACAAAGCGGAAATTGACCGCATTTGGGTCTGTTCCCGGCAATTGGTTGTTGCTTCCTGAAGCAGCACCAGTCTGTTGCGTTACGCGTTTATCGACAGTTGGATCATCATCATCTGAAGTGACGCGAACATCGCCTCGAGGAACTGGAATACCCGTGTATGGGTCAACAGTGTTGTATCCCGAGACCTGACGATAGTCGGTCGAATCCCACAGATATGGTTCGACGCGCGGGTTGATAATTGGTGTTGGGTCCGCCGGAAGGACGATGGCGCGCAACTGATTTTGTGGCGTGTCATAGCAAGTATCGCACACAAGAATGCGCTTGTTGATTAGGCTCGCACCCGCCCAATCATACTGCCACTTCAAGTTCTGATGGTTATACCAGAGAGAGCAACGATCACAGACACCAAAAGCGCGAGGGTTTCTCGCGCTGGTTCTCGCCCTACCTGATCTGGAAGCGTAACCCATCTACGCCCCCTTACCGGAAATAACCTGAAATTTGTGGCGAGATATACTGGTTTGCTGTCTCCACGTTTTGATCTGATGCGATGCGATACGCCTCATCTGCAAACGGCTGAAGAATGCCGACCTTTTCTGTCGCCCAAATCATCGCAAGACGTTGAGCAAGGCCATATGCAAATGCTTCAAGCCACAGATAAGGAACTTCGACGCTTTGCCCGCTTGCAAAACCAGAATCTTGCAGTCGGCGAACGCGATAATATTTTAATTCTTGAGGACCATTGTCCGTGTTCGGGACTGGCCACAATGTCACCGTTGGAGAAATCAAACGGTCGAACCAAAACACAGTCGGATAACCAGACTGTTCTTTGTTCGGATATGACGCATATTCTGTGCGGCTGATCGGAAGAATGATGCGGTCGATGTTCGCGCCGGAATCATCATTCGTCATATATGCATCAAGGATCATCACCGTGCTTGGATCGACACTGAATGTCGATACTTCGTTTGGCGCTTCGCATATTCCGCCGGAAACAAATGCTCCGGTTGCAGTTGATGCAAACGAAACACTTCCCGGACTTGATGCAACGACAATATGGCTGCCGTTATATGTCGATGGGTTCATGCCCGAGACAATGACCGTCGTTCCCACAGTGTAAACTGGAGTGTTGACCGATGCATAAGTCAGCGTTGCAACTGCACCTGTTCCAGAAGCACCCGTGATTGGAACTTCTTGAGCAAGTGGCACAACAACTTTATCGACAGCCCAAAGATTAACGCCTTGGTTTGACCAACGCGCAAGCATCAGGTTCGATGCCATGCGCGCCGATTCCATATGCTCTTGCAGAAGCGAAGTGTTCCGAAGCCCGCAAAGATTGAAGGCGTAAAGCGTCAGTTCACCAAGCGACGGATTGAATGTGTAAGTCCCGCTTGTAGCCATTGAACCCGCCTATTAAAGTGGAGCGTTGCTGAATTGCGCCACCGTCATGGTTGCTGTGCCATTGCCGCTGTTCTGCTTCAAACGCAAGAAGATTGGCGTTGCCGTAAGTGTGCCCTGTGCGTTTGCATTTGCTGCGACAAGAGCGGTGGCAGCGCAATCAATCCAAGTCATATTTGCGACAGGAACCGGATCAGTAACACTGTTCGGATCATCCATTGAGCCCTGCACAGTGTAGTTTGCTGTTCCAGCGACCTTCACTTGGATAATCGTTTCGCCATTTGCCCATGAGTCCATGCGAACTGGACGGCTAAATGTCGCCGCGTTCGCTGCACTCGTTGTTGATACGGTAATCGGCTGCATCTTACTTGCCCTTTCCTGCGCGAGCGGCGGCTACGTTATCCACCAAATTTGGATACGGCCGACCTGCGGCGCGCGCTTTGGCTTTCGCCATTTTAACCTGTTTACGGCTCAGATGCTTTGACTGTGCGTCTTTCGGGGCATCTTTTTCCCAGAACGGTTTCTCTGCCATGTTAGCAATCCCACTTGCGAAGAGCCTTGTTAATGCGGCTGTTTGGATCTGCGGCTTTTGCAGAACCAGTCAGTTTGCGCTTCATGCCAGTCATTCTAGCACAAAAACTATCTTTGCGAGAGCCACCTTCGGGTTGTGGGCGTTTAATATCATGCCCTGCCGCGCGAAGTGATGCTCGACCTTTTTCATTCAATCCGCCGGAAGGTGATTTGCCTTCTGAGCGTTGCCATGCTGGTGATTTTGCCATGTTGCCCTCACAGACAAACGGGGGCGCAAAGGCCCCCGCTGTTAACCCAAATGGTCAAGTTACTCAGTAATGAGAACACTTGCCACGCGGCGTTCCAGACGCAGCGGAGGAAAATACGCCACCACCCGACTTGCGAGCAGGACGATCACCCTTTGCAGCGGCCGACATGACTTTCTTCATGGCTTTGCCGCCACGCTTGAAGCCGTCCGTCTTGTCTTCTGCTTCATGAATTGTTGAAGCCTTGCCTTTGTAAGCACCCATTGTAGCCTCCTAAGTCCTATCAGGTCAGATCGCGAGCCTGAAGATAAGTGACAGTCAAAACGCCGACCCCGTTTCCGGTGTTCGTCGATTTTGTGTAAATCTGAACGTCCGTCGTTCCGACATCTTTCCAGTTTCCAACGCGCGTTGCGTCGTTGCCCGGAATAATGGCCGAAATGCCAAGCGTTGTGCTGAGATCGTTATCCGCAGCGACAGCAAGTTGCGTTGCCGTTGCATTGGTTCCGACGTTCACGGTGTTTGCCGCCCCAGACCATGCCGTTGTCTTGAGGACAGACATGGAGAGGATCTGGCTACCAGCCGGAATAACGATGTCGGTTTTATACACGCCAGCAGAACCGATGTTCGTGGCCTGATTGACAGTTCCAGACTGCGCCATAACGACGAAGCCTACGTTTGCCATATCATCGCCCGGTGTCGTTCCGGTCGTGTTGAGGATGTCACCAGCCTTGATAGGACCAGTAAATGTAGTGGTTCCCATAGAACCCTCCTGCACGATGCGATCACACTGTCTGTGCAGAGTCCGCTAGGGCGGTCAGCGCGATCAAATACCCTAGATGAAAAGGGCGGGGTTCAACCCCCGCCCAAATTTAATTACGACGGGAACGATCCGAAGATCGAACGCCAGTTGTAATAACCGAACGAATAACGCTCGTAGCCCTTCACAAGAAGGTTATCAGTGACGAAGTCGACTTGCATATCACTTTCGAACTTGACGCGCTCCATGTAGGAGAGACCGTCGATGTTCGTGAGCAAGAACCAAGCCGATGCAGATGTCAGATAGTCGTTGACCATGTAGCCTTCCGGAAGTCCTCCGGCCGTCATCATGATTGCGTTGACATCATTATCTGCTGTGCCCGGACGCAATTCAGTCTTCGTAAGACGGATTGCAACAGGCTCGTTCGCTGGAGCAACGACAAGACGGCGGCCGCGAGCGAAGATCTTCAGACCTGCTTGGTCTTTGAAGTTCGTCCGGATCGAGATCATACCGTTGAGAAGCGATGCTTCGTTCAGGTCAACGTCCACGAGAGGACGGTTGGCAATCGTGCCGCCGTCAATCGGGTGATCCGTTGCGATAAGTGCCTTGCCGTCACCGCCGACCGACGCATTGTAGGTCGTTGCCGTGTTCAGCACGTTCGCGCCGTAGATTTCCTTTGTCTGAGCGAATGATTCGATCAGGCCAAGGTTCGAAGGCATGAACTGGCTCTTATACAGGTTGTCGTCGATAGCCTTGCGGGTGATCGCATAGCCGAGAGCAATTTCAGTATGCTCTTGGTTGTAGATGTAGCGTTCACCAGCAGCGTTATCGAATGCAGTCTGGCCACCTTCAGTCTTCAACTGGGCAAGACCGAGGAAACGCATTTCTGCGGTGCGCTCAAGCGCCATCTTCGATTCATGCTTCGTGAAGATCTTGTCATACTGTGACGGGATCTGCTCGTATTTGCCTTCAATTCCACGGAGACCGGGAAGGAGAAGGTCTTTAATTGCTGAAAGATTGACAGCCATCTGGCCTCACTCCTCTTAGCCGACCGAAGTGGTGTTCTTCGTCGAGACGTTGTTGAAGGCAACAACTGCATAGTTGTAAGCGCCGGACTGCGTTCCGGGTCCACCCGGAGGCTGTGTCACGAGGCTGACAACGCGGAACGGAAGCGTTGCGGTCGTGTTAGGCGTTACCGCCATGTCGATGTAAGCGCCAGAAATGCCCGTGGACGAATTGCCCGTGCCATAAGCGAACTGGACGTTTGCATTGATGTCACCGAACACAAGACCAACAGAGGACGAATTGCCCGCCTGTGCGAGGAACTTGGCGTTCGGATCGTTCACAACATATGCTTCAACGTCATCAGAAGCATCCGAGCCCGGCCAATAGTTGGACCAGACAACGCGCTTCTGCGATGTCGAAAGATATTTGCATCCGTAGAAGATACCAGCGATCTGAGTCGCGCCGGGAGCGGCGTAACCAACATAGCCAGTGCTAAGTGGGAAGACGGGATCGCCGTAATAAACAGCGTTCGTGTCATCCTTGTCGATGGTCATAGCGACCTGTTCATAGGTGGGTGCTGAACCCGTTCCCTGATACTGACGAAAACCGAAGGGCGCATTAGTATTGGCCATGACGGTTTCTCCTTTTGAAAGGAAGTTCCATCATCGCACACCGGGGCGACTGTGAACCGGGAAGATGAACCCTCCACACCGGGGGAGGGCAGCCTCTTGGACTTGGCGCGGATTATAGACCTATTTTGGAAAAAGAAA